ACGGAATCGTACCTTACTACCTGTATAATTAAACTCATATATGTTGTAACCTTGTGGTGATACACCAACTTGTTCTACATTTTCTTTTAATTTTATATCTGAGAAAGCACTGACTATACCAGCAACTTGACTTGCGACACCTAAAGCACCACTAAGTCTATCAGAAGGAGGCATCATTACAGGTGCACCGTATGAAGCTGGTACTCCTAGATTCTCTCTAGCCTTAGCGTTCATAGATAAGAATCTACGTTGGTTAATTGTTTGCATTGCAGCCATATCACGACCGAACGCATTGTTGACCATCCTTTCTATCTGTGCTTCTTTTTGTAGTAATGACTGATACTGGGCTCGACCAAACTTTCTTGATCTACCACCCTCGTTTACTTTTTTAGTTCTAAAATACTTGGCAACAGCGTTCTGTCTTGCAGCTCTACCCTTACCTTGTACTTGCATAGCTCTGCTCCTAGCATCAGCTTGGGAGCGACTAAAGCCAAGAACATTTCTATCTAGAGTTCTTGCAAATGTAGTTTCTTTGTTGAAAAACTGTAATCTTTTTTGTTCAAATACAGCATCTTTTTCAAGTTTCTTTTGTTTAGCAGCAGCTCTAGCCCCTGCATTAGCGTCTACGCACACGGCAAAATTCAATAAATGTTACATTGTTCGGCCCATGTTCTAACTTACGTAAAAACTTGAAGCCAAGAAACCTAAGCAATCTAAGATGTGCTGTGTTTCTCATATCGACTATATTCCAAAGGAGTGGCTCAGTACGGCTATCGACATACCGCTTGGCCTCTCTTGCAAATGTAATCGGGTATCGGTGTATTTCTGGAGTGCAAAGCATCCATATGTCACCTTCTTTTCCTACTCCGGCCATGCCAGCAGTCTTGCCGTCAGGCACTGTAAAATACACGTAGGATCGGTTTTGAGACATCAGAAATGGTAGGAGGGTAGGATCTATCCCATGCCCTTCTTTAACCTCTCTGAGGTCATCTGGACGGAGATTAGAGGCCACTTCTGTAGCAGCCTCCAAAGTGATTGGGTGTATATAATTAGACACGTTGATAAAATCTGGGTGAATAGTCACCTTCCCAAGACAACGCATGCAGCGTAGCTGGGGCTGGGTGTGATGATCGTAGTATTACATCTACGTTTGTGTTCTTTTCGTAGATTGGGACAGTCTTGATAAACTCTTCGAGATATGGTGCATCAGATGCGTCGTACTCGTCGAGCTCTGTTGATTCATATACTTCTGTGTAGTCGCTTTTACCGACTCTTTTGAGTGTTGTTTCATAAAGTCCTATCTTACCAAAATGTAGTTTGATTCGATGTAATACTAACGAAGAGTTTACATCTGACTCAGTTTTTTCGCCTGCCATTTTCATAGGATAAAATGTAGGAAACTGAACTTCGTAAGGGTATATGTAGCCTATCGTAAGTGTTGCACTAGACCAGTTACCCGGTAAGGTAAAACTTGTGCCACTGACTGTAGGCTTTGCATATCTACCAACTCGTGCTGAGTTAGTGTTTGTATCAATTACCACTAAATCGTGGTTAGGTGTGGTGACTGTATTTAGCCAACCCACACTACTGAAGGTTGTGGTATTTGTAGCTGAGTTAAAGCTGCCACCGCTAACAGTAGTATGATTATCCACATGAAGTAAGAAGTCGACATTGTCTTGTACTATACTAGGGTCTTCTGTTGTTTGTACTAATCTTATCTTCTGCAAATAATAATCTGCATCTAGATAGTAGTATTCATCATCTATAATAAAATGATATAGTATTGGTCTATTTAACTTCCATTTAAACCATGCTGCTTGCTGTCTTTTATCACCAACATTTAGATACTTGTAACCGTATATTAAACTGTCAGTAGAACTTGACTTAGCAAACAGGATAATACTGTTCTCTCTTGAGTTAGTAAGTAAGTCTATATCTTTCGGCAGAAGTGTTGGTACAATCTTACTAACTTCAACAACAGTTGGTTGACCTTCTCGACTAATGTTTGCCATCTCATTAAATCGGCTAAACTTACCAGAGTTATCAACATAACCTATTGTAGTGCCTAATGAGATCGGTGCAATATCTTTGTTATAGTTAAATGTAGATATACTACGTAATTTAGCAGTATCAGGATTTAAAACTGTATCATCTGATGCAAGTAAGAATTGTTGGTTTGTGCTAAATACTACCAAACCAGCATTGATTGCTATACCATCAAACAGTTCTGACGGAAATGTAGATGCAGAAGATATATCAATAGGGTCTGATGCTGATACAGTTAGTGCTGACTCAGCAAAGAAGTCTGGTTCAGCAATCGAACCGGGTCTAGATGTTATAACATTTGACCCTGATAGAAAAGCTAATCTATTACGAAAGAATAATACTTTGTTTATACGTTTACCTACAAATGAAGGTAACGGGTTTGTTAATTCATCACCTATTAATCTATCAGCATAGGTAAACTGTTTGATTGTAAAGGTTGCTACTTCACTGGATGTGCCACCATTTGCAAGTGCAGTTCTCTGAATAACCAACGGCATATTTGTTAAGGTCTTTGCTATGCCCGGTTTGGCACACTCAGACCAAGAGCCTGATCCGTCCGTATTGTTTTCTCCATCGAATCTTACATAGTAGTCATCCTCATCTGCCATACGAGAGTTAGATACTTTAACTATATAACCATGCTTACATTGATTAGGTAATCTTGTTACATCATTTACAGAACTTTGCATGACTCTCATTAAGTCATCTTCTACTACCTCTACATTAAAAGCACTAGAGCTAGATAGATACATTCCTGTACCTATAATCGTACCAGTAATACCTGATGGTAGTTCTGATAATATACCACCAAGAACTGTGTCAGCAGTAACAGCTGTATCAGCATCAAAAGGTGTGGGCTCTGGTCTAATAAGTTTGAGGTTAGCTTTTACTTGAGTACTTTCATGGTCTTCTACTCTTACAGTATAGTTAAAACCTTCCATAGTTACGGTGGTTGTATCACCTGTAACCCATCCTTCTCCACCATGTAGTAAAGTAATATCTGGCTGATAGCTACATCTATAGTTACTACCACCCGGCCCGTTAGAGTTAGCACTATAGTTAGGGCTGACACCTTGTTGACCTAGAGTTGTAATCCTAAATATAAGATTCTTTTTACTACCAGAATCAACACTAAATACTTCAGTACCAATACCGGGGCAATGCCCTGTACCATCACTTTCATCAAGCGTATGACTTTGTATTCTTACACGTGTTGCACGATTTAGTGTAGTTGTAGTAGAGTTGTTATATAAATTTACACCATACTGCCTGCCGTTTTCAGTTCTAGTTAGTTCTAAAAATGCGAAGTGAGCATCTGGTGTAGCATCTGTAGTTCCCGTTGTCCCAACGAGAGTGTTAGCATTAGTAGTATCACGGTTGGTAACAAAAGTTGTATCATTAATTGTGAGAAACTGGAGGTTTTCTGGGTCACTTGTTGCTAAATAGTTCTGTATTGTTGTTTGTCCACCTGTGCCATATACAATAGTTTGTGCTGCACCGGGGTTGTCACCATCAGCTTTCCATACTCTGAGCTGACCATCAGCAGCTATCTGTCCTATATAAGACCCCTCTTCATCGTCACGATAGTAATGAAAGTACGCACCACCACTCTGAACATTAGCTAAAGCATCAGTTCCTACTCTTGCTGCACCCGGTCTTTTGAATAGACCTTTGGTTACATCTGGTATTGCGTTAATAGATTCTACTACCTGACCCGGAAATTTTAGGTTGTCAGGCTGTTCTGATATGCCTGCTGAATATTGTGGAATGGTTTGTGTTACGCCTGCCATTATCGTCTAAGGTTTCTGAATGGTTGATATGTTTGATATGCAGTGCCTTCTGGGAATCCCATCATGCTGTGATCTGCTTGATTGCACTCATACTCTTGTAGTGCTGCTCTCGCTTGCTGCTCCTGTACTCCTAGTAATCTTACTAAACCGGGGTTAGCAACGAGTTGTGTAGCTGCAATTCTAGATGCTCTATATATAATGAAGCGTCTAAAAGGAATAGGTAGATCTTCAAATTGATAAAGTCTGACGACATCAAGATCTATGTCCCCATCAAACTCATCTGTATGGTCTGTCTTGTCATACAAAAATCCATTACGACGTACGAGGTCATGATGTCTACGAGCCTGATTATCATGCAAGTCCATAGAAACTATGTCAGCACTTATTGCAATCTTCTTGTTTGCATCTGGTGTAAACTTTACATGATACTCTGTATTGAAATGCCAGCCTTCTGTCTGTGTATCTACGTTTGCATCACGTAATAAATTAAATATAAATGATACCTCTGGATTATCAAAGTTGAGTTCAGTTAGAGGTGCTTGTCCGATAGCTCCCAGTATAGAGTTCACTGCGGATAGTTCGGTATCGGTGTCAATAGTTGTGGTAGCCATAAGAAAAAAGGGAGCCGAAGCCCCCGTATAAAAATAAAAATTAAGCGTTAGCTGGGTATGTAGTACC